AATTCTCTTAGTTCTTCTGAGTATGCCGCTACAACACGATCCAAGCGGAAAGGCACTGCTTCGGGTAAGCAGCATGTGGCTCAACCAAAAAAAGTTGCTGCGAAAGTAAAACCTCATAGGAAGATCAAGTAATGGCTCGTAATCTTACAGAAAACCAACAGAAGTTTCTTGATGTACTCTTTGAAGAGGCTGCAGGCGATGTTGTCTTCGCTAAGAAGTTAGCAGGTTACAGCGAAGGCACATCTACTACTACTATTGTAGCTTCATTAAAAGATGAGATATTTGATGCAACTAAATCTTATATGTCTAGGGTTGGTCCTCGTGCTGCTGTAGCTTACGCTAGTGCCTTAGAAGATCCTACCCAGCTAGGCATTAAAGAGAAGATGGTAGCAGCAGGGCAGATCTTAGATCGTGCTGGAATTGTTAAGACAGAAAGAATAGCAGTTGAGTCTACAGGTGGTCTGTTTATTCTACCACCTAAGAATAGTGACGATGCTGAAAACGGGTAGACCAGCTAGACCTCTAAAGTTTGAGTACTGGATGTTACCTGAGGCTCCGTTTAAGGTTAAGCTTTGGGAACGCATACCAAGAACTAGTAGGTACATCCCATTTGGATATGAAGTAGATCCAGATAAGGAAGATTGGTTACAGCCTATTTCTAAAGAGTTAGAGCTATTACAGCTTGCAAAGAAACACTTAAAGAGTTATAGTTATAGGCAAGTATCTGCATGGTTAACTACTCAATCAGGTAGAAGCATAACACACGATGGCTTAAAGAAGAGAATAGATGTCGAAAGAAAGCGAAAAAGGCTTACTACAATTAAGCGCAAGTTTGCCGAAAGGCTCCAAAAAACGTTACGTGAGATCGAAATCCTTGAAAAAGAAAGAGTCGGCTACTATACCTACGAAGGAAGCAGCGACTACGATGAAGATACCAGCGACAGTTAAGCCAGCTGAGTATGACGTGCCTAATGCACAAGAAATAGTATTTAAGCCTAATCCAGGTCCACAAACACAGTATCTAGCGTCTATAGAGCGTGAGGTACTATATGGTGGTGCAGCTGGGGGTGGTAAGAGCTACGCAACACTAGCAGACCCTCTACGTAATATGAATAACTCAGACTTTAGTGGGTTACTTGTACGACACACAACAGAAGAACTTCGTGAGCTTATACAAAAGAGCCAAGAGTTATACCCTAAAGCCATACCTGGCATTAAGTGGTCTGAGCGTAAAAGCCAGTGGACTACGCCTAGAGGTGGTACATTGTGGATGTCTTACTTAGACAGAGACACAGACGTTATGCGTTACCAAGGACAGGCTTTTAACTATGTAGCCTTCGATGAGCTTACCCAATGGCAGACGCCCTTTGCTTGGAATTACATGCGCTCAAGATTACGTAGTGCAAACAAGGACTTAGGTCTTTATATGAGGGCTACGACTAACCCTGGTGGAAGTGGACACGCTTGGGTTAAGAAGATGTTTATAGATCCATCAGCTCCGAATGCATCATTTTGGGCTACGGACATTGAGACTAGCGAGACACTAAGATACCCATCAGGGCATAGCAAAGCTGGAACGCCCCTATTCAAGCGTAAATTTATTCCTGCTAGTCTCTTTGATAATCCGTACCTCTCTGAGAGTGGTGACTACGAAGCTATGCTATTATCACTACCTGAGCATCAACGCAAGCAGTTGTTAGAAGGTAATTGGGATGTTAACGAGGGGGCTGCCTTCCCTGAGTTTAACAGGCAGATACACGTTGTAGACCCCTTTGAGATACCAAAAGGTTGGACTAAGTTTAGGGCTTGCGACTACGGTTACGGTAGTTACACAGGAGTTGTTTGGTTTGCTGTATCACCTAGTGAGCAGCTTATCGTATATAGAGAGTTATATTGTTCTAAAGTCACAGCTACTGATCTAGCAGATTTGATACTAGAAGCAGAGCATGAAGATGGTGCAATAAGATACGGTGTGTTAGATAGCTCCCTGTGGCACAAGCGAGGAGACAGTGGCCCGTCTTTGGCTGAGCAGATGAACCAGAAGGGTTGCCGTTGGCGTCCATCTGATAGATCACGAGGTTCACGGGTTGCAGGTAAGAATGAGCTACACCGCCGTTTGCAAGTAGATGAGTTTACTGAGGAGCCAAGACTGGTTTTCTTTTCTACCTGCACCAACACTGTAGCTCAGCTACCTAGTATACCTTTAGATAAGAAAAACTCTGAGGATGTAGATACACATGCAGAAGACCACTTGTATGACGCAATTAGATATGGTATAATGACTAGACCAAGAAGTTCTTTATGGGATTTTAATCCTGCAACACAACGAAGCGGTTTTCAAGCTGCTGATGAAAAGTTTGGATATTAGGAATGGCTAAAAACGAAAATGACCAAACAGAGTTGTTTGAAACGGATGAAGTATCTGTAATTCAAGACGGCGATGAGTTAAACGCAGGTAGTGTAGTAGGCTACATTTACTCTAGGTTTAAACGTGCAGAAGATGCTAGGCAGACAGATGAGCTTCGTTGGTTGCGTGCGTACCGCAACTACAGAGGTCTGTACGGCTCAGATGTACAGTTTACAGAGACTGAGAAGTCCCGTGTGTTTGTTAAGGTAACTAAAACTAAAACACTTGCAGCTTATGGTCAGATCAATGATGTGCTGTTTGGTAACAACAAGTTTCCTCTTACGGTAAATCCTAGCGTACTACCTGACGGTGTATCTGACTCCGTACACATTAACCTTGACCCTAACGCTCCAGCTGGTCAAGAAGAACTTACAAAAGCCTTTGGTGATGAGCCTAAGGTTTCATTCTTATTTGACCCTACGGAAAAGTTAAAACCTGGCGAGACTATGTTTGATCGTATGGAACGCTTAGGTCCACTCAAAGATAGACTTGAGGCTATGGGCGATAAAGTCATAGAGGGTCCAGGAACTACTCAGAGTACTGCTACATTCCATCCTGCTATGGTTGCAGCTAAGAAGATGGAAAAGAAGATACATGACCAACTAGAAGAGAGTGGAGCTAATAAACAGCTGCGCCACACATCCTTTGAGATGGCTCTATTTGGCACAGGTATTATGAAGGGTCCGTTTGCTGTAGATAAAGAGTACCCTAACTGGGATGAAGAAACAGGTGAGTATGACCCTCTAGTCAAAACTGTACCATCTACTAGCCACGTATCTATTTGGAACTTCTATCCTGACCCTGATGCGTATAGCATGGATGAGGCTGAATATATAGTTGAGCGTCACCGTATGACACGCTCACAGATGCGAGGTCTTAAGTCTCGCCCATTCTTTCGTGAAGAGTCTATTGACGATGCCATCCGCATGGGTGAGTCATACGAGAAGAAGTACTGGGAACAGGACATGGAGGATGACGCATCTAATACAGCTTCTCCAGAGCGTTACGAAGTATTGGAGTTCTGGGGCTTTGTTGATACAGAGATCTTAGAAGCTAATGGCATACCTATTCCTAAAGAACTAAAGAACACAGAGCAAGTAAATGTAAATGCTTGGATATGTAATGACAAAGTGCTGCGTCTTGTACTCAATCCATTCAAACCTACACGTATACCTTACTATGCTGTACCCTATGAGTTGAACCCTTATTCTTTCTTCGGTGTAGGTATTGCTGAGAATATGGATGATACCCAAACTTTAATGAACGGTTTTATGCGTTTAGCGATTGACAATGCTGCACTTTCTGGTAATCTTATCATAGAAGTAGATGAGACTAACTTAGTACCAGGACAAGACCTAAGCGTATACCCAGGCAAAATCTTCCGTAGGCAGGGGGGTGCTCCAGGACAAGGCATTTTTGGTACTAAGTTTCCCAACGTGGCAGGTGAGAACATGCAACTATTTGATAAGGCGAGGGTATTAGCAGATGAGAGTACAGGCTTTCCTAGCTTTGCACACGGGCAAACTGGTGTATCTGGGGTTGGAAGGACTGCCTCTGGTATTAGTATGCTTATGTCTGCGGCTAATGGATCTATTAGGAATGTTGTTAAGAATGTAGATGACTATCTCATTGGACCTCTAGGTCGTGCATTCTTTGCTTTCAACATGCAGTTTGACTTTGATAAATCTATTAAAGGTGACTTAGAAGTTAAAGCTTCAGGTACAGAGAGCCTAATGGCTAATGAAGTACGCTCACAACGTCTTATGCAGTTCATAGGTGTAGCATCTACTCCAACACTACAGCCCTTTGTAAAATCAGACTACATTATACGTGAGATAGCTAAGTCTATGGACCTTGACCCAGATAAGGTAACTAACTCCCTGAGTGATGCTGCTATCCAAGCTGAGATCCTTAAGAAGTTCGCACAGCCACCAGCAGCCCCACCAGTGCCTGAAGGCGCTCCTCAGGGGCCTCCTATGCCAGAAACACCAGGCGCACCAGGATCGGCTCCAGGGCAGGCTGGGGTATCAGTGAGTGATACTACAGGTGCAGGCGGTGGTAACATAGGCACAGGCACAGTACCTACTCCAGGTGAGCAAGGCTTTTCGGGTTCATAATATTGGAAAATAAACTTAAAAAGATAGTTAACGATAAACCTGTATGGGATGCATTAGTTGCAACCCTAAATGAAAAGATATCTAATGTCCATCGTAAGCTAGAGCAAGAGACTACAATGGAAGCTATGTATCGTGCTCAAGGTGAGATTATGGCGCTTCGTAGATTGACTTACTTAAGGGATGAAGTAAATGGTCCAAAGTAGTGTAGACTCACAGACGACTGAAGCATTAGGCTATGCAGCAGAAGCTAAGAAGCTTGCAGTAGATTTACCAGATCTGTCATTTAAGCAAGTAGGTAAATTTGTTGCTGAGATGACGCCTATCTTAGGTGATGCTATGGCAGCTAAAGAAGTATGGGATGAAGCTACCTCTGAAAACCCTAACTGGTTACTTGTCGGTGCATTAGGTGGAGCTACGGTAGTAGGTCTTATTCCTGGTGTAGGTGATGTAGCTGCTAAACTTATTAAGAAGGGTGCTAAAGAAGCCTTAGGTGTAGCTAAACGTATAGATGTTGACACTAGCTCAATGGGTTCTGGGTTAGGTAATGTTAGTTTAAAACCTAAAAAAACAGATCTTCCTCCTGCTGAAAATGCAGCTAAAACGCAGATAGCAGGTACTTTACCCACATATAAGAAAGCAGATACTCTTCTAACAGAGATGGTAGGAGAAGGTAAAACTTTAGACTTTGGTGCAGGGTTAGGTATGTCTAAGAAAGAGTTAGGTTTTGATACGTATGAGCCTTACCCAAAACCAGACTTTGAACCAGACTTTGTATCTCCTAACAAAATACCTTCTAACTCTTACAAAAAGATTACAAATCTTAATGTCCTAAATGTAGTACCTCGTGATGTAAGGGATAGTATTGTAAATGATATTGGTCGTGTACTTGAGCCAGATGGTAGGGCAATTATAACCACTCGTGGTAGAGATGTAATGACAGCAAAAGGCAAAGCTGGACCAGAGCCTATGTCTATTATAACATCTATGAACACCTATCAAAAAGGTTTTACTCAACCAGAACTTAGGTCTTATATAACAGACACTTTAGGTGAAGGTTTTAATGTAGTAAATAACAAATTAGGTGCAGCAGGCGTTACAGTACATAAACTACCTACAAAGAATTTTAAAGAAGGCGGAGCAGTAATGGAAGACACATCAAACGATATGGATGCTATGCTACTAGAAGAGCAAGTAGATCCTGTAAGTGGGAACACTGCACCCTTAGGAGCATTACCTGCTGAAGTACGTGACGACATAGACATTGCAGTAAGTCCTAATGAGTTTGTAGTTAATGCTGCTACTGTACGGTACTTCGGTCAAGAGTTCTTTGATAACTTACAAGACACAGCTGAAGATGGCTGGGAACGTATTGCAGCAAATGATGATCTACCATTCCGTGATGATGAGCTTGAGTTTGAAGAAACAGAAGTGGCACTAGAAGATGAAACCCTACCTAAGCGAAGCTTTGCTGAAGGTGACATAGTTGAAGCTACAGGTAAACAAGCTGAAGGGTATGAAGAGGTTCCAGACGCTGTAGGTGGTGGCTACGGTGGTTACGGTGGGACGGGTACATCTTATATGGGTTACGACAGAAAGCCGTACACAAACGAAGACGGTGATGAGATTGTAGTCTACTTCTATAATGGTAGACCTTTAAGTAAGATACCTGAAGGTTACACAGAGGTTGGAGTTACTGAAGATGTCGGTGGCGGTTCTGTTGGTACAGCTATTACGGGCGCTATTACTAAAGAAGTAGAACAAAAGAAAGATCGGGATGGCTCAGAGCAATGGGCTAAAGAACT